TTTGGATCACGGAGTACTAAACTGCACTTTCTATTGCCACCAGAGCAGTCAATAGAATCGATAAGTCTAGGAGTATCAAACCATGCAGATTCACTCTGAAATTTATTTATACGGAAAACTTGTGAAAGGGTTGGAAAGTATGTCTGGAGTTTGGAGTACCCATTGACGGCTTTTAATGAATCTGGAAACGGGGAAGAAATGAAACGAGGTGTTGGAACTTTCATCCCCCGGAGTTTATCGGTACTCATCTTCTTTTTGACATTAAGATTCCTATGTTTCGTGTAAAAGCGCGTAATAAAAAAATGGATACTAGCAGCAAAAATGGCAGCACAGGCAAACCTTGATGTGAATTTGAAGAAATTCGACATGAAGAGGATCCCCCAAGACGCCGTAGCCTTTTTTATTGGTCGCCGCCGCACAGGAAAATCGACTCTTGTTCGTGATCTGCTGTACCATCACCAGAATATGCCCCTTGGAACTGTTATCAGTGGAACGGAGGAGTCAAATTCATTCTACAGCAAAATGATCCCTCCTCTTTTTATCCACGGTGAGTACAATTCGCTGATTTTGAGCAATTACGTCAAACGCCAAAAGATGATTATGGCGAAAATTATGGCGGAGCAGGCTGCAGGTCAGATGACTTCTAAATATGATCCGCGGTCGTTTATGATTCTAGATGACTGTATGTACGACGACAGCTGGACACACGATAAGAATATTCGCTACCTTTTCATGAACGGTCGTTGGTTAAAGGTGTTCTTCTTGATTACTATGCAGTATCCGCTGGGTATTCAGCCTGCTCTGCGCACGAATGTTGATTTTGTCTTCATTCTCCGCGAACCTTATATGACAAATCGTAAGCGCATCTTTGATAACTATGGATCTGCTTTCCCGAATTTTGAGTTTTTCTGCCAGATTATGGACCAATGCACGCAGAATTACGAGTGTCTCGTGATTGATAATACAACGCAGAGCAATAAGTTAGAGGATATCATTTTCTGGTATAAGGCTGAAATGCACCCTGAACACTTTAGAATTGGCGCGCCTGAGTTTTGGGCCCATTCGGCTGCACATATGCGCGAGCGTGAAGAGTCTGGAAACACGTACAATCCTACTGCGCACCAGAGACTGAAGGGGCCACCGATTACGGTGAAGAAAATGTAACGGTATCCCGGTTCTTTCGTAATTGCTGCTGCTGAGCGCTCGTCCTTTGGAAGAGCTGTCGCTTAATTTCATAAAAAGGAAACTCGCCTGTAAAATATAATGGAGTTACCTTTTTCTCTTCCGTTTGACATGAGCACACTTCTCCTCGGATTCGCGCTCGTTGCGACTGTTATCTTCGCAGTTGGGGTCTATCGTTACTTCTTTATGGGGAAGACAGTCATTGGAAGCGACTGTAATCCGCAGATTGAGGGTGCATGCGGCGAAGGCGCAGTTTGCCACCCCGATGAGTCTGGCAAGAAAGGTGTCTGCTTTCCTACGGCCACTCCTGAGGCCATGGCTACAGCTCCTGTAGAAGAGGAACAGGCCCAGGAACAGCAGGAGGAAAATCAACCCCAAGAGTAGTAAATGGTACGTTCAATGAAAATGACCCCATTGGCCTATGTATTCGTCTCTTTTCTGGTCATCCTTGTATTGATCCCTGTAGTGCGTATCCTTTTCCCTGGTGTTCTCTATGATGGATTTGCCGATTTAAGCACATGCAATGGTGTTCTCTGTGAAGAGGGACAGTGGTGCCAGGATAATACATGCAAGTCGAAGACTTGGAAGGGCGAACAGGATCCGGTCGGTGCATCTTCGTAAATATAAAAGTTAAAAGTTATTACTTTTTCGTTTTATATATTTATTCCTTCTCCATCTTGCGCTGCATGGCAAGATCGGCAGGGCCACTGAACATAGAGTTATACTCATTTGCGGCAGCATTGCTGGGAGCAGGCTCCTCACCATCAACACGAGAAACACTGTGTGTAGGGCCGCTTCCACGCATGCGGTTGCGATTCTCGCGCATGAACATCTCGCGATTGTCCTCGTTCTCCTTGTACTTCTTCATGAGGTTGTTAAGCTGCTCCTCGGCATATTCCTGCTCATTCACCTCCGTCGGTGCAGGATCCCACGGGAGCCACTTTCCAACCTCTCCGAGGAAGATATTGTGAAGAGTATCAGCACGCTGGAGCTTCTTAGAACGAGCCTCCGCCTCTCCCCGAGAGCCATAGACACCGCGGATCTTGAGGCCACGGACCGTTGTGCGGAAATCATTCTTTGCAAAGAATGCCTCTTCTAGCTTTGTCTTGTTCTTGAAATTGAAGTCTTCATACTGCTCCTTGAGCTTGCTCTCACTCATCTCCTTCTGGTTTTCCTTGACGAAGTTCTGGAAAGTATCCATTGTCGTATCGATGCGGAAACGGGAGTTGCGGCAGAGTACTGCACAGCCACTGAGATCCTTCTTCTCGAACTCAAGTGCCTTCTCCTCGAGCTTATCGTTGAATGTATTCATTGTCGAAACGAGGTACTTCTCAAGATTCTGCACCCGCATGTTTAATTCATACTGTTCAAGGAACTTGGAAAAGTAGAAAACATCCTTGTCGGCAAGAACCTTCTCCGGACTCAAGAAACTGAGGAGGCAAAATTTCTGTCCCGGAACCTCAGGGTCTTCATTCAGGAAGTCCTCATTAGCAGCCATTCTATAAAGACGTAGTGTTGGATCTTTTTAAGTAATACGCAGTTTGGTATGAAAAGGGCGCGCTAAAAAATCTTTATACACAATATAGAATTCAATGGACTTCACTACGGAGATAATCAATCGTGCGATCAAGTATCTTATTGAGGGCCTTTTCGTCGCGATCGCGGCGGTCTTCATCCCGAAGAAGTCCCTGCCGGTCGAGGAGATCCTCACGCTCGGCGTTGTCGCGGCGGCGGTCTTCGCGATCCTCGACGTTGTCAGCCCCAGCATCGGCATGACGGCGCGCCAGGGTGCTGGCTTCGGTATCGGCGCGAACCTCGTTGGGTTCCCGATGCGCGCGTAAGTGCAAGTGCCAAGTGCAACTGCAGTAAATAAGTAATTTTATATATTTTATATTCTTGAATAATAATTTAAGAATATAAATTTAAGTACCAACTGTATGCAATTTACCGCTTCCGTGTAGTTCTCTTAGTACGTTTTGCATTTCCCTTGCGTTTCGTCCTGCGCCTTCCTCCACTTGTTCTATTAAATAGATCGTCTCGATCATCTCTTAGCCTTTGAAGTTCAGCTTCTTGTTGTTCTGTTTTATACGGTATAGCTCTAAGGCTTTCTATAGCTCTTTCAAGGTCACCTATTCTTCTAGCACTTAGTTGTAATGCTGCTGGAGGAGCTGGAGAAGTTGATACTGCACGAGATAAATTATTTTCGGTAAATCCTCTTATACGACGAAGTAAAGGATATTCTACTTTAAATTCTCCATTTATTGATGAATTATTTGATCCATTTCCTGATTCATTCGTTTCGTTTGTTGATGCAAGTTTTGATCCATCTTTGGAACCATCTTTGGATACAATTCTTGATTTTCCTTTAACAGGAGATGTGAATGCAGATGGTTGCCGAGATTCTTGTACAGAAGCAGGATCAGATACAATTTCTCCTCCTGGTGATCTGAAGAGTGATGTTGCAACACCTGAAGTAGGTTGTGATGCTCTTATAGGAGTTGATGTAACAGAAGAAAACTTATTAATTTTAGCAAGTTGAGCAGCAGCATTGTCAGGAACAACAGCAACAGGAGCAGCATCCCCAGGAACAGCTGCAGGAGCAGCATCCCCAGGAACATCAGCAGCAGGAGCAGCAACAGCAGCAGGAGCAGCAGCAACAGCAGGAGCAGGGCGAAAACGAGCCGCTTTAGCTAATTTTCTTGTTTTATTTGCATACGCGCGAGCAGCTTCGCGGCGCCGATTTGCATTACTTTCTCCTTTATTATTTCTAGCCTTACGTGTGAAACTAGGAACTTTCTTATCCTCTTCACCTATAATCTTCATTCGTTCATCCCACGTAAATTCAGGATCTTCACCTTTGAAATATCCACCACTATCATAATCTTTATATATATTAAAGTTATCTATAATATTCTCTACAGAATCAGTATCATAAAATTCTTTAAGATCCAAAGGTGAAGAAAAGATATGTTTATGAATATCAATTTCTTTTTTGTCACTGCCATTATATTCCTCTGCAGCCTCTTTTGCAGCCTTGACTAAACCTTCATAGTATTCATCATCTTCTAGATCCTCTTTTTGTAATTTATATATATCCGCTCGTTCTGTATAATCTATATAGCGATTTAGTGTCTGTTCTTTCTTCACATCAGGGTCGGTAGAAGGTTCATCTGTATCAACTGCAATATAGTGCTGTAAGAAATTATTCTTATTTGAATCTTCTACAGGAGAAAGATGCCATGCTCTACCCTGCTCATCACTGATACTCGTGACAGGGAAATCTGCAGTTTGGAATATAGCGTCCCTATTCAATAGAAGTGCAATCGATCTAATTTCATCTAAGAATTCACCCCTTTTCTCTGTATAATCTATGCGAGTATTTACATCTTTCCTAGCAAGTTCCTTAGGAGAAAAGATTGACTTCTTAGTTGAATCTTTCAACATATCATTTAATATAGATTCATCATAGTCGCATTTTTCTCCTAATACAAACTTTACAATATCCTTCTTTTGGTTCAATGAATATGTATGTTTAGTCTCTAAGAGAAACTTCCTAAATGCACCATTTCCTTTATTCAGAAACTCTTTGAGCTTCAAGAAAAAAGATAACCGTTTCTGTATTTCATTCTTTTCATTTGAAAAGACTTCCACTATATAGTTTTCTATTTCTTGACCACCACCTTGCATGTTATCTCTAGGTATATTAAATGTTTTTATAAATATTTCATATATATTTGTATAATTCTTTTTACTATTTTCTTTTCTTGCAGAAAATTGTCGATCTGTCTCATTAACAATAAGTTTTATACCATTCACTTTAGTATCTATATCAGGAATCCGAAACCCTGAAAGTAAACTACGTAATTTACCTTTTTCATTTGGCCTTATAGTATGTAATATATTTTTATATGTTTTTAATGTATTATCTCTATTAAATTCATCAAATGTACGATGTTTTGCAATGAATTTTAGATATTGTATTCCTTCAATAATATTTATATTAGAGAAATCTCTAACAACTAGATTATTATAATAATCTCTATATAAATTATCACTCCCTATTATTTTATTATATTGTACTCTCTTATTATTATTATTTGATGTATCAGGGGATCTTATTTTTGATATTGAAAAATCTAAATCACTTTGTAAATCATCTAGGGAATCGAGATTATTTATAAATCTACTATTATTAATATAATTAAATATATTATAAATTATAGTTTCAAAGTGGTCAAATGCATCATATCCAGTTATAGTACTTCTAATAATATCATCTAATTCAGTAAGGAGTTCTTCTTTTCTCATTTTAAGAGATTGTATCTTTGCAAATTGTTCAATATATTTAGCTTCTGCAGCAGAAACTTCTTCAGCTGTCAAAGGCTGTACTACTATATTTCCCATTAATTCATCTGGTATAAAACTAAGTAACCATGTAATATCTCCTATAGTTACTGTTAAATATGCAACTTGTCTTATTAATATAATAAGTGCAAGTAATATTCTATCATTTGTCAAGGTACCTACAAAAGCATTTCCTTCACCAGTAATAATATCTTGTAAAGATATTATATTACCATTCCAACGTGTATATCTAATAGTTGTATCAGCCTTTTCTAGAGGCTGGTTTCGATCTCCTTGCAGCTTCGATAAAGCATCGATTGCGGATGCTAAAGTAGCGCCACCATTTGCAATTGTTGTTTGCAATATTCTTCTACATACATTTGAAACTTCACTCATAATTCCCAAATCAGATATTACTTTTTCATATCCTCCAAAAGTATATGTAGCATCTACTTTATTTCCTTGAACTATTGTTGTCCTTACAGTTCCATTTGTAAATAAATATGATTTAATATCATCTGGATACCTTAAGTTTGTAAATGTAGAACCTACAGGCCTATTTAAATACTCTACAGTAACATGGTCCCCACCATTGATATTTACACCCTTTGTAGCAGAATCGCCCAATTGTGCAGGTGTATTATTAAATATATATAATTTATGAGCTTCATCATCATTACCGAGTGGATATTTCATAATATATCCTTCATTATTAGCAAATTCTCCATATGCACTCATACGTGCATTGCATGCATCTATTCCAAGAATTGTTGTAGTCTTTCCATGATTTACATACTTAAAACAACTTGGTAGATAATAAATTTCATTCTTGGTTCTATCTTTTATAGGAATTGCTCTAATTGAATAGCTAATATTACTGGCAACTCCTGTTAAATCAGTAGCTAGTCTTTCGAGATTACCATCAAAACTACCTAATATACTCCTTATATTATTATAGTTAAGACCTATTAACTCTAATACTTTATCTTCACTATTAAATAAATCAGGGCTCTCTAATAGCGATTCTACTCCATCTATTCCCCTATACAGTTTAAAATAGGGTGATTCAATAGTAAATTTACTATCTTTTGATTTAAAAATATTATCATTCAATAAAAGATCTAGAATACTTACCTTTTCAGTAGGGTCTTTAAATTTTTTAATAAGTTCTTTTCTATTTTTATCATAGTTCTTTTCTTTATGTTTTTTAGAACTATTTAATAAACTTGTTAAAGTATCTTTTCCTTTTCCTTTTGGTTTTTTTTCTTTCCCCTTTGCCCCACCTGATGCAATATAAGAAACAAACCTTTCTTCATAAATGGATAAATCTAAATCATGTTTTGTATCTGCAGTATTAATTGCAAATAATTTGGCTAAAGTGCTAGCCATCTCCTTACTGTTTATAATTAAATACTGCGGATAAATTGCCACGCGAGATCTTGACAAATCTTCTGCCAGATTTTATCCTGCACATACAGCTTATCGCGGTTTTTGAGAAGAGGGAAACTCGGTAAATACTCATCGAGTTCCAGGAGTTCGCAGAACTTGTACAAGACATAGGAATAGGAAAGGAAGTTACTGCGACCTTTAGGGCAATGCTTCTGGAAGGACGGCTGGATCTCCTTGAACATGTAGCGCAACTTCTCTTCGATTTCTCTTGACATTACAGGTGCATTTTGCCCATTGAGGCGATTCAAGATATGCGGAACGTGCTCGTAATATTTATTATAACCGAGTTTCCGTAGAATCTCTTTTATCTTATTCGGTTTTAGCATCTTATAATCAGAGATTCTCTCCTTCTGCAGCTCATCTACTATCTCATCATAGACGATCTTCGGAATTTCAGTACTTTCCTTTGCCTGGAACTGTGCAAGCCATTCATTAAAATGGTTAATGCGCTTATATGCATAATAGCTGACTTCGCGAGGCGGATCCTTGTAACTTGGCTTATCACTGTCGATTAAAACGAATTCCTGGTATCCACACTTTGGGCATGTAAAAAGCGCCTCATTTTGAGAAAATACCATTTCAGTCTGGCAGCCTTCGCACTCACCATAAG